GATCGCCGCGGCCATCTTCTGCCCGAGCGCCATGTTCGCGGTGTTACCGCCGCCGCCGCCGAAGCCGAACAGCTTGCCGAGCAGCCCCAGCGCCTTGCCGCCGAGGCCACCGAGAGCGTTCAGTGCCTTGCTGGGCAGGCTGGTCAGCGACACCAGGCCCTTGGAGACGATCGCGCCGAGAGCCGACGGCAGGGACCCGAAGATCTTCTTGACGATGGTCTCGATGTCGTGGCCCATCATGCCTTTGAACAGGCCGCCCATCAGGTGACCGCCGATCCACGCCATCACCGTCGACGGGGACTTGATCCCGAACCAGTGCTTCACCCAGTTGATCACCGGGTCCACGACGTGGGATTTGACCCAGTTGCCGATGTCTTTCAGCGCGTCGCCGATGCCGTTTTTCAGCCCGGAGATGATGTCCTTGCCGTGCCCGTACAGCCACGAACCCGCCTTGGTGAACACGCCGCCGATCCAGCCGCCGATCTTCCCCAGCCAGCCGGAGACGGAGTTCCAGACGGTTTTCAGCCCGTTCCACAGGCCGGTCAGGATGTCCCTGCCGTGGCCGACCAGCCACGAGCCCGCCTTGGCGAAGACGCCGAGAATCCAGCCGCCGATCTTCCCGAGCCAGCCGCTGACCGTGTTCCATACGGTCTTCAGCCCGTTCCACAGGCCGGTGAGGATGTCGCCGCCCTTGCCCAGCAGCCACGTCGCGGCCTTCTTGAACGGGGCGAGGACCCAGCCGAAGATCTTCCCGAGCCACTTCGTCACGAAGCGCCAGCCGTCCTCGGCGCCATACCACAGGCCGAGGAGGATCGACTCGCCCTTGCCGAGCAGCCATGAGCCCGCGCTCTTGAAAAAGCCCCCGATCCGCTCGATCACGTCACCGAAGATCAGCTTCAGCAGCTTGCCGAGCGCCGTCCAGATCGGCTTCCCCGCCTTCTCGAACGCGCCGCCGAACAGCGACAGCAGCTTGCCGAGGATCGGGATACTCTCGAACACCTTCCCGAGCGAGGACAGCAGCTTGCCTGCCGGAAAAAGGCTCACCAGCACCATCAGCATGTCGAGCGGGTGATGGATGATCTCGTTGAGCAGCGCCGGGATGAGCCCGTTGATGATGCCCACCGCCAGCCCGACCAGGGCTGTGGCCATAACGCCACCAAGCGACGTCCAGTTGATCTTCCCCAGCAGGTCGATGAACGCGGCGCCGATCTTCTGCGCCCCGGACACCGCGCTCCTGAGCGCGTCGGCGATGATCGTTCCCCAGTCGGCCTTCTTCAGCATGTCGCCGATCTGCTGGCCAAGTGACATGGCGGCAGACTTGGGCGCCTTCGCGACGCCCGATGCAGCGACCCCGCCCCGGGCACCGAGGATGGGCGGAGCGGCGAACGCCCCTGTAGCCGCTACCGCGGGGTAGCCGCCTGCGGGAATCACCGGCGGCGCGGCGAACGCCCCCTTGCCCGGCTGCACCGCGGGCGCCTTCAGCGAGCCGAACAGGCCGGAGATGAAGCCCTCGACGTCCTTGACGTCCTGTTTGATCTTGCCGACCGGGATGAGCCCGGCGACCTTGGACGCGAACGTCGACACCGCGGGCACGGCCGTGCTGGCCAGGAACTTCACGAACCCGGTCACAGGCGGCAGCAGGTCCAGGCCGAGCCGGATACCGAGCGTGTCGATCGAGGATTTCAGCAGGTCAAACTGGGCCGAGGCGGTCTTGCGCTGCGCGGCGACCGCGTCCCCGTATTTGCCGGTGGACGTGTTGATCTGGTCCTGCTTCTGCTTCAGGACGTTCAGGTTGTTGATCATCGTCAGGATGGCCGAGCTGGACCGGCCGCCACCGAACGCCTTGGACAGCAGGATCGCCTCCTGCGACGCGGACAGGCCGCTCGCGTCCAGGTGGGACTTCAGCAGGGAAATCGCGCCGACGAGCCCCTGCGGCCCGCGCATCGCGTTCGCCAGATCCAGCCCGGACACGCCGATGCTCTTGAGCTGCTTCTCCGCCGCGTTCGACGGCGCCCCGAGCAGCGACAGGGACATCTTCAGCCGGGTCGCCGCGTCCTCGGCCGGGACACCTTCGTCGGTCATCAGCGCCAGGGCCGCGCCGACGCTCTTGAGGCTGACGCCGAAGGTCTTCGCGGCCGGGAGGATGCCGGTCCCCATCGCGCCGACCAGATCTTCCATCTTCATGTTGCCGGCGCCGATGATCGCGTTCACCGTCGCCGCGGTCATGCCGAACGACTGGGCGCCCTTGATCCCGGACCGCCACGCCCCGGCCAGGGCGTTGGTGGTGTCCTCGAGGTTGGATCCGCCGACCGCCGCCAGGTCAGACGCCGTTTTGAGCGCCACCATGGCGTTGGCGTTGTCCATGCCCACCGACTTCAGGTGGAACAGGGCGTTGGCGAGCTCCTGGGGGCCTTGCTGCGCGGACGGCGCGAGCTTCAGGACGCTTTTCGTCAGCGACTCGACGTCTTTCTGACTGGCCCCGGCCTGGGTGTGGATCTTCTCCATCGACGACTGGAACTGGACGGCCGCCTTGATCGACTCGGCGCCGATCGCGACCGCACCGGCCGCGATGGCAGCGCCGGCCATCACGACCGTCTTGCCGACGCGATTGACCGTCTTCTCAAAAGCGCTGGCCGACGCCCCGGCCTTGTCGAACGCGGGAGACGCGCTATCGCGGCCGATGAGGTCATAGATCACAGACACGGTTGACACGGCACATCACCCGCCTCTGGCCGCTTATCGCTTGTGCCGTTCCTTTTCCCGTTCGGCCTCTTCGTCTTCGTCCTGGATCTTGAAATAACTCATCCACTCGGTGATCTCCGCTGAGGAGATGCGATCCAGGAGTTCCGCGACGGTGCAGCCGAGCTTCTCAGCTAGCCGGAAGACGAATCGCCGGCTGGGGTTTCCTCTGAGCCTTTTCCCAGCTCCTCGATGTCCTCGTCGGTGAGGCGGGACAGTTCGGCGGCCACCTCGAAGACCCGGTCGAGCGCAGCGGCGGACTTCTGGCCGAGCGCGTTGGCGTCCTGGTCAGCGAACAGCCGCTCGCCGTTCTCATCGACCACGCACTTGACGACGAGCTTGGCGCGGATGTTCGCCAAGTTCCGGATCATCTCTTTGCCGCGCTGCTGCACCATCGAGGATTCGTAGGCGTCCCGTTCCTTGCCGGACAGGGCGCGGACGATGACGAGGTCATCGCCAGTTACCGGGTCGGCCCATTCCGGCACATGAACCTCGCGAGTCTCAAGGTCGTTCGCCTGAAGGATCGCGTCACGCGAAAGGGGCATTCTTCGCTCGTTTCTCTACGAGATGTCCTTGGTGATCGAGTTGACCACCCGGTTGATGGCGACTTTCCCGGCGGCGCCCATCGGCCTGACGACGCGGAAGAAGTACGGGTGGGCGTCCTGCGGGCGGACGACATCCTCGTTACCGAACACGGGGTGCCGCCAGCGCGGCTTGGTCCCCTCCATGTACGCCGGGAGGGCTTTCTGCCCGTCCGGCATCCTCGCCGGGTCGACGAGGACCGCGACCATCGCGTTCTTGCCGACGGTCTTGACACTGATCCGGGCGGCCTTCTGCAGCCGCCGCCGCAGCCCCGTCGACCCGGCGGCGCCTTTGACGGGGATACCGGCGATGGATGCCCGCACGGCCGGGACGAACGGTGCCGCGACGGCCCGCATTTCCCGCCGGAACCGTTTCGTTACTTCCTTGTCGTTCATAGCCCGCAGTTCGCGGCTGATCTCCTGCAGGTCCCGGCCGGTGTGGCGGATGCGGAGGCTCACGCCGGGATGACGACGTTCTCTTCCGGCAGGGACGTGACCGCGAAGTCGACGGTGATCTGGCCCGCATTGGTGGTCGTAACGTCCTTCGGCGCCGCGGTCACCGTAACCGGATATACGTCCATGGACCGGCCGGCGACGTCACCTTCCCACAGCACGGCAACGAAGCCGGTGGAGTCGCGGGGCATGAGCTGGCGGACATCCTGAGAGTCCTCGGACATGTACAACGTGATCGAGGACGACGGCGCGGTGATCTGGCCGGGGATGTCGGGGGCGAACCGGTTCTTCAGGTCCGGGACCGAGACCGTGGCGGAGGTCGTGGAGAAGCCGGCCATGGCGGCCAGTTCACCGGTCAGGTCGGTTCCGGCGTCCAGTTCGGCGCGGGTCGGTGCGGCCTTGTTCGCGATGGCGGGCATCCAGTAGACCTGGCGAGTGCCCGGTGGGTAGTAGCGGGTACTGGCGGAAATCGGCGTAGCGACCATGATTACTCCCCTTGTTCGTTGGGCTGGGCCGCCCGGCGGCGGGACGTCCTGCTGGTGCTGGTGCTGGGGTCGCCGGCCGGCGGCGTACTGTCCCCGCCCGGCGCACCGTCGCCAGCCGCACCGTCGCCCGGCGCGCCGTCGCCAGCCGCGTCGTCGCCGCCGGCCGGCGGGGTCTCCGGCTGGGGGACCTCGGCCCAGCCGGCGCGCACGAGGGAGCTGAGCGCTGACTCGGCGACGGTGGCCTCACCCTCGACATCGGGGTGGCGGATCTTCACCCAGCGCATCAGGCGGTCCTCACCACGGCGACGGTCAGGCTTGTCGCCACGTCGTAGGTGAACGACGCGAGCCCTGTGGCCGGGTCCTTATACAGGTCGAGCAGCGGAATGAAAGCCTCATCGCCGGCGGGAATGGGAACCGCGCGGGAGGTGACGGCGAGGCTGTCGACGGTCTCGGGGACGGCGAGGGTGACCGTGCGGGAGACGGAGTCGCCGTTCTTGACGAGTAGCAGGAGCCCCGAGCCTGTCACGGCCTTGTCGCCACCGCTTACGGCCGCCGCGACGTAGTCGGAGGACGCCAGGATGAGGCCGGCATGGGGTATGACCTTGGTCGGCAGGGTTGCCATGCGGATTCCTCTCAGCTTGCGCAAATGAATGAAAAGGGTGAAAAATCACTGCATGGCAACTAGCAGCTATGCCGACGCGCTGGCGCGGAATGTCCGAGCCGCCAGGGCCCGGAGAGGTCTTCGCAACGCTGATGTAATCGAGCGGATGCGTTCGCTCGGTTACACGAACTGGTATCAGCAGACGTTTAGCAAGATCCAGCGCGGCGAGCGTCGCCTGATGGCAGATGAGATCTTTGGCCTTGCATGGGCGCTTGAAATAAACATGTCTGCCCTGCTGGGCGGCGATGCGGACGCTATCGCGCTCGGCGGTATCCAGATCGCTGGCTACGATGTGACAGCTCTGGCCTATGGCCGCAACACCGGCGCAGTCCGCTGGGACGGCAACAAGCCCCTGTTCGATTCAGTAGTCGATGCCGCATGAGCGCGCTCTACAGCACCGGCACTGTCCTGCTCGGAGGCTCCATCGTCATCGCGGCAGGTCGTGCTCTCAGGCGCGGGTGGCGGAAGTCGCGCGACGAACGCCGGCGGCGGGAACTGCTGGCCCAGCTGGCGGCAGCGATGCGGCGCGCCGCGCAGCCTTAACGGCCGGTGAACGCGGACACTTCGACGTCGAACATGATCGTGGCGGTCGCGCCGCGCGGCCCCTGATCCTGGGTGAGGGAATGCGCGCCCGGGCTGGCCAGCCCGACCGCCCCTCCGAGTTTCGGGTCGGCGGCCAGCGCGGCGCCGCACGCGGCGAGCAGTTCGTAGGCGCGGGCCCGGGCCGCGGCGATGTCACCGGCGCCGGCGGCGCCGTTCAGGACGGCGATCATGTTGTGGATCGTGTACTTCTCCTCCTGCGGGGAGACGGCCATGCCGGCGATGCTGGCCTGCACGTCGACGTCCGGTGAGCTTGGTTCCGGGTAGGCGCCGGTGTGGCTCATCCGTTCCCCGGTGAACCCGACAACGACTACTTCCCGCGCGGAGGTGCCTTCGACTTTCGGCCCGTCGTACACGTTGACGCCGTCCAGGCCCGGCGTGGCCTTGAATGCGGCGACGAGACCCAGGAGCGCCGCCGGTACCGTGGACGTCCAGCCGGGCATGCCTAAGCCACCAGCGGGCGCGGTTCCCCGAGCCACTCGCGGACTTTGCGGGGCAGCATGCTCATGTGCCGGTAGTCCATGGCTTCCTCCGGGCCGATGACACCGCCGCCGATCGTGCCCGGGCCGCGGCGGGTTTCCCACACGTGCTGCAGGAGGACCAGAGAGGCGTCGATGATGTGCGGCGGGATGACCGTCAGCCCGGCGGTGTAGGTGGCGGTGATGCGGCCCCGCAGCGACGGGCCATTGACGAGCTCGACCAGACCGCTGTTCAGGTCGGTGTACACGTCGGTGGTCACATCCCAGGTGTGGGTGCCGTCCCACCGGGCGAGGGAATCGAGGGAGATGACCGGCACCGTCCACAGCCGCAGCTTGTGGTTCTTGTGGTTCATCTCGGTCTCGGTGACGGCCCGGCGGACGATCGCCTCGTTCTTATACCGCTCCACCGCCCGGGTCGTGCCGGCGATCCACATCCGCAGCTCGTCGTCGTCGCTGGTGTCGGCCGGGTCGATGCCGAGCTGGCGTTTCGCGTCGGCGAGGGAGAACAGCGACGCGGGCTGCTCTTCGGCGACGTCGAACACGTCGGTGTAGGCGGTGTCCGGGTCGGACGTGACCATCCGGACGATATGCCGTCCCGCCTGAGTGGTGAGGTAGGGGTACCGGTACTTTCCGGTGGCGGCCGGCGGGTTGGGGACCGTGGGAGTGACCGCGGTGCCGTCGGGCAGCGTGATCGTGAGGGCGAAAGTAGCGACGTTCGCGGCCGCGCCGGTGTCGTCCAAGACGTCGAGAGCGGCCGGGTAGATCCCGCCGAAGTCGATCACGGCTGTCCTCCCGTTGTCATGGCCACTGCCCGGCGACAGCACGCGGGACGGTCATCACGCCCGCCCGGGCGGTGCCGTACACGGCAGGCGGCAAACCGGCAAGCCGGGGCACCTTGGCGGTCACGGCCCCAGCGCCGGTAAAGACCTGATTGCCGGCCCCCGTCAGAACGACATGCGGCGCGGTGACAGAGCCCGACCCGGGAGCGGGTGACACCGTTCCGGCCCCGGCCATTTCGGGGACTGCCGCAGTTACCGAGCCGCCACCCGCGAAGATCTCGGTTCCTGTACCGCTGGGCCGCGCCGCCGGGGCCGTGAGCGCGCCGCTGCCTGTGATTCCGGCGGGGATGATGGCGGCCAGCGCCTCAGAAACCCAGCCCGTGTCCCAGGCGTGCGTGTCGGAGACCATGGGGCCGAGCGTGTGCTGGAGCCCGGTCGATGTGAGCCGCGCGTCGTAGTCGGTGACATC